TTGATACTTGACGGTAAAAAAATAGCTGAGGGGTTTTAGAGATGAGTAATTTATTCGGAACAAAAAAGAAAAATAGCATATCGAGTGTGAATTTATTCGTAGATGAAAGCACGAAAATAGAACTTTACAACGATAACTTTCAGAACTTCAAGAGATACAACATACCAAAGGCGCAGCTAGTAATTGCTGATATTCCATACAATCTTGGCGTAAACGCATACGCATCTAGCACAGAGTGGTACAAAGACGGTGACAATAAAAACGGAGAGAGCGAAAAAGCAGGTAAAGCTTTTTTTAATAGCGATTATAACTTCAATATCGCAGAGTATATGCACTTCTGTTCTAAGCTTCTAAAAAAAGAGCCAAAAGAAGCTGGAAAAGCTCCTGCAATGATAGTGTTTTGTGCTTTTGAACAAATGCAGACAGTTATCGAATATGGAAAGAAGTACGGCTTTAAGAACAGCTATCCACTTACATTTATCAAAGACTATTCAGCACAAGTATTGAAAGCAAATATGAAGATAGTAGGAGCTACAGAGTACGCAGTAGTTCTGTACAGAGATAAACTTCCTAAATTTAACAACAATGGGAAGATGGTTTTTAACTGGTTCAAATGGAAAAGAGACGGTAAAACATATCCAAAACTCCATCCTACACAAAAACCTATTGCTGTTTTAGCTGAACTGATAAGAATTTTCACAGATGAGGGTGATGTTGTTATTGATCCATGCGCAGGAAGTGCTTCAACGCTTAGAGCGTGTGCGGAGTTAAATAGACATTGCTACGGTTTTGAAATATCAAGAGATATTTATAGAGAAGCAAAAGAAAAAATGTTATGTGAGGTGGCATAGATGTATAAATTCGTAGAGTATTCAAACAGACAAGACAAACCATTTGTAATCGTTGGAATTGTAACTGAGCAAGAGATAACTGCAGGTTTTACAGTTGCAGATAAAAATATGCAGCGTGCGACAGACAAGAACTTTAGAACAGCCGGAAATGCAATAGAGTGGGCTGATGAGAATTACAAAGGACTCATTAATGACTAGCAAAGAGTTTATAGCTCAGTGCAAAGAAAAGCGCACAGAACATAAAGAGCAAGTTGAAGTAGTGAAGTATCTAAGAAAAAATAAGATACTCCACTACGCAGTTCCAAATGGAGCGAATAAGAGCAGAACGGCTCAAAGACAGTTCAGCGCAGAGGGATTGATGGCAGGAGTTCCTGATTTATGTATTCCTGTTTCAAACAAATACTATCATGGACTCTATATTGAGATGAAAAGACGAGCCAAGACGCTCAAGAGTGGAAAAAAGAGCGTAAGCCATACCAAAGTATCACCTGAGCAGGAAAAATGGATCACAGAGCTTAATGAGAGTGGATATTATGCAGTTGTTTGCTATGGAGAAGACGAAGCAATAGAAGTAATTGACGAGTATATGGAGAATGTAGTATGAGATTAGTACCTGTTAAAGAATTTTGCGAAGAACACGATGCATCTATAAACAGCGTTTATTCAATTAAAAACCAGAACAGCGAGGCAGAGTACATAATTGAGAAGAATGGAGTCACATACATTGATGAAGAGTTTTTAATGAATAGGGCTGATTTGCAACAGAAATTATGGGTTTTGTCGCATGATTATTATTATTATTATACATATGTTCTTGATATAACACAGAATAGACTTGCTCAGATTCTTGAGAAAAAAGTAGGAGGAACATATGCATCATGGGCTGTATATCTTTCGACACTTTTTAAAATAAGAAAAAAAAGCATCTTGTCAACAAGAGTCCCAGAACTCACACTAAAGTTTGTAATGTTTTCAGAATACATAATCCCAAAAGCACACACGTATAGAAAGAATGATGAGAAATATTTACAAAGACTAAAGGATATGGTTTGAATTTAACACAAGAAGAGAAAGATACTTTTGCTAAGGACATAGAGAACTCAATGGATACATCAATCAATGTAGCAATTGCATCAAAACAGATAGACAATGTTAATCCATCTCACTACACGAAGATGAAGATATCTCCAAATGAGTACATTACTGCAAATTGTCTTGAATGGGAGGTCGGAAACGCGATCAAATACGTAAGCAGATACGAGAATAAAAATGGCAAAGAAGATTTGCTAAAAGCAATTAAATATATAGAACTATTAATCGAAAGGAAATATAAAAATGAACAGTAATCAGATCAGAACAAAAAAGAAACAGATATCACTAATGGATGCACAACATCTTGAAGACTTTGCAATTACAGTGCATAGTGCAGTAGGCCTAAGACAAGAGGCAAAAGATGAACTTCTTAAGGCTGTTGATGTTAGACAAAAAGAACTTGCAAACAGTTTTAGTCTTGAAGTTGAGATGAGTGAAGTCAAATGTGGAGATTTTGAGTCATGAAAGAAGAGATGATTAAATTGATATCTAGTAAAAAGTGCAAGTGTATTTCAGTTAAAGAGAGAGATAGAATTTTAGGAGTATTAGATGGAAATTAAGTATTACAAAACAGCAGAATTAGTCCCGTATGTAAACAATACAAGGACTCATAGTGACGATCAGGTTCAGCAAATAGCGTCTAGTATTAAGGAGTTTGGCTTCACTAATCCTCTGTTGATTGATGAAGAAAAAGGGATAATAGCAGGACATGGCAGGCTTATGGCCGCTAATCTGCTTGGAATTGATGAAGTTCCTACAATTGAGTTGAGAGGACTATCTGATCAGCAGATAAAGGCATATATCATTGCCGACAACAAGCTTGCCCTCAACGCTGGGTGGAATGAAGAACTCCTGAAGATTGAACTTGAATCGATTAGTGAATCTGGATTCGATATCGATATTATAGGATTTAGTCCCGATGAACTTAACGACATTGGAGTTTTTGTAGATTGCACTTTTGATAAAACGATTGATGAAACAAAGGCAGAAGAAGTCCCAGAAATTGAAGATATTCCTGTAATTAATCGTGGAGATCTAATAGAGCTTGGATTTGAGCATGAGCATCGTGTCCTTTGTGGCGATAGCACAAGCATTGATGATGTTGAAAGATTAATGAACGGACGTCTTGCAGATCTTGTTTTTACGGATCCTCCTTACAATGTTGCAATAAAAGGCAAAGCTGGCAGTATCAAAAACGATGATATGGGTGATCGTCAATTTTACAACTTCCTATTAAGTGTATATAAAAATTACTACAAGATAATGAAAGATGGGTGCTGTATTTATGTTGCTCATGCTGACTCAGAGCGTATAAACTTTACTCAATCATTTTTAGATTCAGGTCTTAAACTTAGCCAAGTTCTCATATGGAATAAGCATAGCGCAACACTTTCAAGACAAGACTACAACTGGAAGCACGAACCTATTTTATACGGATGGAAAGATGGTGCTGCCCACTATTTCTGTGAAGATTTTACAGAAACTACAGTTTACAGTCAAAAAGAGAAGCAAGATTTAAAAAAGATGAAAAAAGATGAGTTGATATTATTAGTTAAAGAACTCCAAAAGCAGCACGGAAACACAGTAATTGATCATGACAGACCGACAGTTAGCGATCTCCACCCAACAATGAAACCTGTCGAACTTGTGAAACATTTTATTGAAAATAGCAGTATTCAAAAATGGGTTGTTGCTGATCTGTTTGGTGGCGCAGGAAGCACACTAATAGCAAGCGAGACATCAAATAGAGTATGCTACACAATGGAGCTCGATGAAAAGTATGCACAAGTAATAGTACAAAGATATGTAGACTACACATCAAATAGCGTTATAAAAATTAATGGTGAAGAGGTTGAATGGAATGAATACAAAAATCGCATGGGTAGATGATACAGATATTGAAAAACCATATGAGGTTAAGATAAATGGCAAGACCAAGTAAATATGATTGGAACTCAATCAGGGAAGCCTATGAAAAAGGTTTCAGTAAAGATGATATTGTCAGAAAGTTTAAAATACAAAAATCTATATTAACAAACAAAATAAACAAAGAAAAGTGGGTTGTTTTATGCGACGTAAACTCCGATATTCACGAGTTAAATGCGAAATCGCATCAAATCGCACAAAACTACACACAAAATGAAAAAGTTTCGGAAATGTTCATCGAGAAGATCAATACTATTATTGATGATAACGAACTTGTTTCAAACAATAGAAAGTTGTTGAAAGCATTTCAAGGAATAATTGGAAAGGGAATAAGAGAAGACAAGTTCAGCACTCCTGCCGAAATAAAAGCAGGAGTCTCCGCCATAAGAGATATTGAATCTGTTGCCAGTCCAATAAAAAGCGACATACGTGTGCAGAATAATATCCAGAACAATCAAATAACAGAGGTAAAAAGGACTATTGTTGACTCTAGAAATAAAAACTCCTGACTGGGCTCTCCCATTGACTGTACCTTCTCGATATAAAGGATCTAAAGGTGGAAGAGCATCTGGAAAATCTCATTTTTTTGCAGAAGAAGTGCTGTTCAATATGGCATCAAGACCAAATGTAAATGTTGTTTGTGTCCGAGAGATACAAAAATCACTAAAATTTAGTGCAAAGAAGCTCATAGAGGATAAAATTCAATCTTTAGGAGTGTCTCATTTATTTGATATTACATTGACTGAAATACGTCACAACAATGGCGTCATAATATTTCAAGGGCTTCAAGATCACACAGCTGATAGTATTAAATCGTTAGAGGGTTTTGACTACTGCTGGGTAGAAGAAGCACAGTCAATATCTAAGCGAAGCCTTGATATGCTAATCCCAACAATAAGAAAAGAGGGAAGTGAAATATGGTTCAGCTGGAATCCAACACACAAAGACGATCCTATAGAAGAGTTTTTTAATAACAATGATAGTGCCTCGCTTGTTCATGTCAACTACTTAGATAATCCATACTGCCCAGATACAATAATCGAAGAAGCTCAAAGGCATTTAAAAACAGATAGTGATACATATGGTCACGTATGGTTAGGCGAATACATAAGTATATCTGATGCTCTAGTATTTAATAAAAAATATGAAGTTGCAAATTTTGAGATCAACGATAGCTTTGGCGAACCGTTGTTTGGCCTTGATTTTGGATTCGCAATAGATCCTACTGCTGCCGTTTGCTGCTACATAAAAGATAACTTTTTGTTTATTCGCAATGAAGCGTCAAAGGTTGGGTTAGAACTTGATTATACTGCAGAGTATATAAAATCAAAGATTCCAAATATAGAAAAATATGTAGTTCGTGCAGATAGTGCAAGGCCAGAGAGCATAAGCTACTTAAAAAGGCACGGAGTTCCACGATGTGAGGGAGTTAACAAATGGGCAGGGAGTATTGAGGACGGTGTTTCTTTTATTAGAAGCTTTGAGAAGATAATAATACATACAGAATGTGTACATACACAAGATGAATTTAGAAAATACTCCTATAAAGTAGATAAGCGCACAGGGGATATACTCCCTAAAATAGAGGATAAGGACAATCACTTAATAGATGCAATCAGATATGCACTAGCTCCACTCATAAAAAATAGCATATCTTTAAAAACACCAGCACTAAGGATCAACATATGACGTTCAATCAGGTAAAAAAACTAATACTGCAACAATGTGACATAAAAACAGATGAGAAAAGCTTTGATGATATGGTGATGAAAATATTGTACTCAAAAAATAAAGCAAATGAGCGCGAGCTTATATTTCAGAGAATTGCGGAGCTAAAAAGTAAAGGCAACGATAGAAGCCAGTGTGCTTGCTTTATAAGATATGAGTTTGCAAAGAGTAAGAGGCACACATACAGACTAATAGAAGAGAGTAAATGTTATGAGTAACGACGAGATAGAAAAGCTGCTAAACAGTGTTGATAAAAACATTACAAATCTTACAAAAAAAGCATACGACAAACTTATTAAAATGATTGATGATGGGTTGTCTCCACAAGAAGCAAAAAAGCAGATCCGTGATGCACTTGCAACAATCAATGATGGTTCTGCGGATGTTGTTGCAGAATCGCTCAATACTTTTTTAGCTGGAACAGTAACTGCAGAATATGTAAAAGACTTTGAAGTACACGGAACAAAATTATCAAAGCGTTTATACGCAAATGCTCGTGATGTAGAGCTTAAATCTATGAAAGTGATAAATGATGCACTGAAACAAAAAAAGACTGTAGATGAGATATCAAAGCTTTTGTACGAGGGTTATAATTTCAAAGAAGATCCACTTAATGTCAAAAGAAAAAGCACCATTCCAAAGTGGCTAAAAGATGAACTAAACAAACCACCGTCCCAAAGAAGTTTTAAGCAGGTAGGCACAATAAAAACAAAGGCTCTGAAAGCTGCATATACACAGGCACTTAAAGAAGAAAGCGCAGAACAGCTAAACAAGCAGCTTGATCGTGCATTTTATGAGAAGTCACGATACTATGCAAACCGAATAGCGCAAAATGAAGTTATGAAGTCATACAGCGTTGAGCGTGCAAAGATGATACGAGATGATGATGACATTGAAGTCGTAAAGGTTAGGATGTCAAAGACTCACGATAGAGTAGATATTTGTGATTATCATACAGGAGTTAATAAGTATGGACTAGGGAAAGGTGTATATCCAAAAGAAAAAGCTCCAATACCTCCTTTTCATCCGTGGTGTAGATGCAGAATTGTAGAGGACATTACAAAGAGTTCAAAAGATGCAGAAATTGATCCAAAAGCTGATAAAAAAGTTATGCAGAAGTTTAGTCTTTATGAGCAGTCACTTATACTTGGATCACAAAAAAGAAGAGACGCTTTTTTAAGGAGTCCAAAAGATGTGCTAGAAGCTTCGTACATTGGAAAACCTATGTATATTGACGAGGTAGATCGTGTTAAGTATGTTGGATATAATGCAGGAATGCAAAAATTTTACGAAAAGTTTAAAAGAAACAAATTTGGATTCGAGATAGGCGATATTAGTATTGTTCTTGCAAATATACTCAATAGCAAAACAAAAACAGTAACAATGAGCAACGAAACTTTAACTAAAAACCTAAAGCATCACCCTGACTTAAAAGAAAGCGATTATTTGCTTCTTGACGATATTGTTGGGAAAAGCCATTTTGTAGCAAAAGATGGGGATAGGACTGTTGCTATTGTTTTGAATCAGTCAAATAAAGAGTTATATCATTACGCTTTAAAATCTACAGTTAGCGGAAAAGGATTGTTTTTAACTTCATTTAGAAAGACAAATAAAATAAGTATAGATAAAATTAGAAAAAAATCGAAAGAAAATAAGGTTAAAATACTGAAAGACAATTTGCCATAAGCCAGTGGACTTGCTGCCTCCACTTAGCCCGTTCCCTGCAATGCAGAGCGGCACGCCCGCAAGATTCAGCGCGTTAACTTATGGCTTATTGCAATTATACCATATAAAAATATTAAAAATCAACATTGTATTTACACAACTATAGTACATTTTTAAAAAATAAACATAAAAATATACCATAGTTAATTTTATAAAATATGATACACTGTAACAATTCCAAGAAAAGTAATATCAACTAAATATTTAACGCTCAACCTCAAACACACTACAAAGCACTTTGTACCCATCGAGTCTATCTTCATCGCTTATAGTGCTTTTCCATTTACAAACATACTCTCCTGTTAGTTCAGGAGCTATTACATCTCTTATCTCTTTTTCAAGAGCATACAACTTCTCATAGATAACTTCCATTCCATCGTATTCATTCAGATCAAACCCGTAGTAAATCTTCACAGTAAACTTCTCATGAAGATAGTCAATTCCATCATTTGATGCTGCAACAATTCTGATCAGAGGATAGTCGTTTGGAGAGATATCATCTTCTAACCCAATTTTGCACGTTTTTATGTCTGTAATGTTTTCAAGCTCTGCTTTGATTGCTAAAAGTACTTCATACATTAGTTGCGTCCTATCTCTAAACTATATAGCGATTTTCCATCGACTTTAAGCTGTGAACTCTTTGCAGTGTCTAAAACTGAGTCGTACTCTTTTGAGTATGTTTTTAGCTTCTGTGCAAAAATATCATCTGGATTTGAGTTACATTCAAGCGATGTTATGATGTAGCATTTCAAAATAGAAAGCTTTTCCAAGTACGCTTCATCTGTAATACCTGTAAGCACTACTTCATCAATAGCACGCTGTTCTCTATCTTCTGTTACCCTCTTTGCTAGGTATTCGTCTGGGTATGTATATGTTAATGCCATTATTCAAGTTCCTTTTCAAGTTTGTCGAAAAAATCAGGTAGTTTTTTTATTCCATCATCAAGTGCTAGTGTCAAGAATGGATCGCCTTTGTACCCAGGGTGGTGTACTTCTTTTGCAAATCTAAATACTCCACCATCAGCCCATCTTAATGCTTTTCTTTTGTCTCTTTTTATAGCATGAGGCTTAGTACCCCAATGAACAAACAGAGCATAAGGAGCTACTTTTTTATCAGCACCAATATAATAGTCATTGTTTATCTTATTCAAAAAGATAGACTTCATCATTACACCAGTCTTAGTGTGCTCATCAGCCCTATCTATTGCACGATTGTAAACAAAACTAGAAAATGCTTTGAAAGTACGACTCTTATCAACATCAGCAAGCTTTTTAAAAGTCTTGTTTATCTCATCAAGATCACTCTGGTTTATCTGTACCATTGTCTCTCACTTGACTCAGTTCTTCAATCTCTTTTTTTATCTGTTCTACCTGGGTATCTTCAAGACCATCAAGATCCATAAGTGCGAGTTGTTCTTTTTTTATTGATTCGTAAGTACTTCCAAGGTTATAATTAAAAAGAGCATCAGCAGATTGTATTTCGCTTTGAATGTCTTTAATGTTGAAGTCTTGTGGATAACTAATCTCAACATCGTTAGTAACTCCAAGCCAACGACACGCAATATCGAAACATTGTCTCTCAAAACTCTCTAATTTTGAAGAGAAGTCAATAAGTGATGAGTTTAGCGATTGGAAGCGGTATCTCTTAGACATTCCGCTCTCAACTCCTGTACTCTCAACAACATCAGTATGCGCAATCTTCTCAATAAGAGATTCAAGTCGGTTTATCTCGTCTTGGTACACTTTGGCAGGAGCATCTGGAGGTGCAATAAAAGATGGCGGATTGTTTTTATACATAAGCACGTTGTTTACGCCAACATTCAGATCTTCAATGTCGTCTGAGCTCTCAATATTGTAAGTAAGGAGTGAGAACGTTTGCCCTCTTAGGATCTCATCAAGTTCGCTTCGTAAGTTCATCAGCCTTTTCTGTATATCTGCAATTTGTGAGAACTCGCCAACATTAGGGAAAAACCCGCTCTCAGAGAACGAAACAATAGGACACCTTCCAATGTTATGAACTCCGCTGTCAATAACATTTTTATCAGCGTCATACACTCTCCACTCTGTTTTGTCATAGTATCTGTAGATTGTCTCTTCTTCTGCCTCTTCAAACGGCGAAGCATCACTTATTGTAGCCTCTATTATTATCCACTCAAAGAAGCCAAATTCATCAAGTTTATATGAATGTATATTCTCAGGTAGTACTTCTACAAAATATGGAACTGTTCTAGTGTCTATCTGCTCTTTTAGATTTGATGGTGTTTGCTTTGGCATATCAACAACACATAGGTTTGCGCCTCTTACTTTTGCATTAATTGCAAAACCTTGCATAAACATATCAACACTGTTTCCTTTTTTGTCAACATCATTAATCATTAGCTTTAAAAGGTTGTTGTTTATATTTCTATTAACCCGTCTTTGTGCAAGATATGAGACGAATTGCTTTGCCTTTGGCTTTATATAGTTTACACAGTATGATAAATCTTGCCTATTCTTGTATTTGTCGTCGTGTTCTCTTGAAAATTGCACAAGATAGCTACTATCGAAACCATCAAACGCTTCTCTTGCAAACTTCCATCTTTCTAAATAATCCATATTTTGCCTTGTACTTACATTTTTAAAAGGTTAACTGTGCTTTGTGCCATTTTTTGCATTTATGACATAGTGAAGTCCTACTATTTTGTAAATATTCGGGAGGAATAGATGTTAAAAATCTTAGAACAACTGCTAGAGGCAGGGAAAATTGACAAAGAAGTCGCAACACAGATAGATAGTGACTTATCAGGAGAGCTTAAAAAGGTTCGTGATGAGGCAGCAAACTATAGAGTTGAGTTAAAGACTGCTAAAGAGCAGCTTGAAAATGCCATTGGTGCAAAAGATGGTTATGAAAAGCAGATCGAGTCTTTGAATGCTCAGATTGAAAAAGCAAAAGAAGACGGCAAAAGTGAAGTTTTGGAAGATCTGCAAAAGCAAAAGGCAGAGCACGAGAGGCTGCTTGAAAATATTCAAAACATTGAGGCTCAAAATAGAGTTCTTAAGATTGACAATGCTTTATCGAGTGCTTTGAGTAGTTTTGACGTTATTGACAAAGATGTTGTTTCGCTTGCATTGAAGCACAGTATTGACATTACAGATGACGGCGTCAAGTTCAAAGATGGAGAGAACATACTTAGTCTCGAAGACGGCTTAAAGAGCTATTTCGAGTCAAAGCCACAACTATTAAAGTCACAAGGTGGACAAGGTAGCGGTGCGACTGGTTCAAACGAAAGCGGATCGGCTAACTTTGAAAATAAAAAGTTTTCAGAACTTAGTCTTGATGAGAAAACAGAGCTTTATAAAAAAGACAAATCTCTGTATGAAAAATTAAAAGGTAAATAACAATGGGTACAAGACTAGCAGATATGATCGTTCCTGACGTATGGAATGACTACGTTTTAGAAAAGACAGCAGAGACAAATGTTCTCTTAAATAGTGGTATTTTGGCAAGTGATGATTCAATCAATACTCTTGCAAATGGTGCAGGTGAGTTTGTGAATATGCCATTTTTCCAAGACTTAACAGGGGAAGCTGAACGTGGCGGTATCGGTTTTGATGGAACAGCACTAACTCCTAAAAAAATCACAACAGATAAAGACATTGCAGTTAAAATCTTTGGTGCAAATTCTTGGGATAGCTCAGACTTCGCAGGGCTTCTTAGTGGTGCAAAACCTATGGAAGCTATTGCAAGCAGAGTTGTTGAGTTTTGGAACAGAGAAAAGCAACGATCACTTATTGCATCGCTTAACGGAGTGTTTGCAGGAGCTCTTGCAACAACTCACGTTCTTGATATCTCAGCAAATACTGAAACATCAGCTGTTATTGATGCAGCTTCAACAATCGATGCAAAATCACTTCTTGGAGACAAAGCAGGTGGACTTACAGCTATGGCAATGCACTCAGCTACATACGCAAAACTTCAAAAAGACCAGCTTATAGTGTATGAGACAGTTGCAAATCAGATGATCACAATTCCTACATACTTAGGATATTCAGTAATCGTTGACGACAACCTTCCAGTAGATACAACTAACGGAATTTACACGACTTACCTTTTCGGAAATGGTGCAGTTGGATATTCAGACGTTGCACTTGGAGATATTGCAGTAGAGACTGATAGAGATACTCTTGGCGGTGTTGATGTGCTTACATCACGTTCTGGTTGGATTATGCACCCACGTGGAGTTAAATGGGCAGTAACTACATCAAACCCAACAGATGCTGATCTTGCAACAGATTTAAACTGGGCAAAAATCTACGAAGACAAAAACATTCGCATGATCGCATTTAAACATAAGTTAGCGTAAAAGGCTGACTTATGGGAATGATCAGCTTTAGAAAACGAGCTGCTGCTCCTGTTGAAAAACAAAAAAAAGCAGTCAAGAAAAAAGCGAAAGGCAAGTAAATGAAAGTTATTGACTTTACAAGAACAAGTAACGCAAATGGTGTTGTTTATGGAAACATTGGCTTTTTAAATTTAAACGATCTAAAACAATATGATGAAATCGTAGCATTTGAAGGTCATAAGCACTTGTTTGCTGGATATAAAGATATTAAAAAAGTTAAGTTTATTAAAAACGGCGCAAAAAGCGCATCAAAGAAAAAAGGTGTAGAAAATGGCTAAAAGATTAACGGAAAAGCAGGTACTCCTTGCAAAAGTCGGAGGCACACCTGACGCAACTAATGTTGTCGATCTTGATGGCGTATTTATACCATCACTGAGCGGTAAAACTGGAGAGTATAAGCAACTTGACGGCGGAATGGGCGGAACAAAGGGGTACACTGTAGATGATTATTTATCTGTAAGTGGAACTTTGAGCTGTAACTTAAGAGGGAATGGCGGAGGCGCAACACTACCTAAACTTTCTGATATGCTAAAAATGTGTGGTTTAGATGAGTCACTAGTAGATAGCGACAGTGATGGAACAAATGATACTGTAGTTTATACACCAAACGACACGGAGATCGCAAATGGAAGCGTTTTATTTTATCTCGATGGCGAGAAAAGAGAGTTTAGCGGTGTTAGTGCCAATCTGAAGCTTGATTTTGAAGTAGGAACTATTGCAAAGACTTCTTTTGATATCTCAGGGTTCAGCTCTTTATCATCAGCAGAAGACAACCCAGCTGTAACTCTTGACAGCAACGATGTATTTATCGTCAAGTCTATCAGTGCAGTAACTCTATCTGGCGGAACTCTAAATCTTAAAAAAGCGTCTTTTGATATGGGAAACCAGATGCAAGAGATCTATGCAATTAGCCAAAAAGAGTTTTACAGAAGTGACTACAAGCCTACTATA